ATGGCCGACATACCAAGGCGCTTGGTCTGCATTGTTAAATCAGCCACATATGTAGCCGCTGCTTTATATGCCTGTTCAGTGGATTTTATCGCGTTGTTAAGTTCGCGCTGCGATGCCGTCGCCATTTTAACGGTCGAACCAAATTTGCCCAATGCACCTTCGGCAGTGCCAGCGGCAGACTTCATTGCGTTCAGGTCGCTTGACGCAGACTTTACGTCACGGCTGTCAACTGAAATACGAAGGTTTGCTAAATCTGCCACGCGCAATATCCTGTTAGGCCCAGAGCGTTATCGCTTAATATGGGCCATAGCACAAGATTATCGTCATGTCTTGGTGTTGATGCGATTTGCCCAATCAGACATTGCTTTTGATATTTTGTCGCGCCGTTCTGGGGTCATCATTGCGGGGTCAACCCAAGGTGCTGGCGTATTTGGTTCAATGGCTTCCGATAGCATCGCAGCGTATTCGCGGGACAACTGCCTCACTGCTTTGGCTTCCCAAGGCGTCAACGTAACGCACTGGTTCGCCATCCAAGCAGCCAAATCGACTTCATCTATTGCGATGTTGCCACCCATGCCAATGGGCTTGGCGGGGCCAACCTCGAACAGTATTTCGACAAGGTAGGCTCCACCAAGCAGGGGAGGCATTGTATCTGACTTGGTTTCCCGTCGAGGGCGCTTTGCCTTCGACGGGATTGTATTAAGCCAAGCAGCTTGCTTTACGAATAGGGTTAGTTGCTCAATCGTTTGAGCGAAAGAAGTTTGCGCGGTCTGCGACAAACTCCGAAACCTGTTCCTTTATCCACGACCATTCGTTGTAAACTTTACGGACGTTTTCAGGTGTGCAATCCAGCTTCTTGCCATCAAGCGTGAAGCCTTCCCAAGCAACAGTAAGCTTCACAAGGTCATCAATGCTGTCTTCAGCCAGCTTTTCAGCATCAAAATCGACAGCCTTCTTGCCCTTGGAAATGCGGTTCAATGCCGCTTGCTGCTTTGCAAGTTGGATTTTGCGATAAACTTTGCTGTCCTGTCCAAGCAGGGTAATTGTCATACCCTCAATGATTTCTTCTGTTTCAGGGTGCGCGATTTGCAAAACAGCGCCGTCATCAGCTTTTACAGGCTTCAATGAATTAAGGTCAAAAGACATATTAAACTCCATCCGAATGCACCGATGTTAAATGTCTCCCCCGCCGTGGTCGGATGCAGCCACGACGGGGAAGTTTGTTTGTCGTTAGTCTACTTTAACGACGGAATTGTCGATTTCAAGCGTGACTTCAGCCATCGTGATGGCATCAGCGTTACCGACATTCGTTTTGTATGACATAACCTGTGCAGTGAAATACTGGATTTCACCAGTTACAAGCGCAACCTTGACGGATACCTGTGCATCCGAACCAGCAGGTGCTTCACCAGCGGTCTTCAATACGCCTTGGCCTGTATCTTCAAACGAAGATGCCATTGCAAGCGTAACCGAACCATAGTTCAGCGAACCACGGCGCTTTGCAACGATACCCGTGCCAAGTGGCGTGTGGGTTGCAAGCGCGGCTTCTGCGCCGAATGCTGGCAAATCAGAAAGTTCACCACAAGCCGACCAAGTAAGGGCAGCAAAGCCAGTAGCGTCATAGGTAGCGGGGGCAGTGGCGGACACTGAAACGATAGTGCCAACCGAAGAAACAACGTCAGACATAATTTAATCTCCATGCATGGGATTTAACATTTAACACAAAAAAGCAGCCAAGTCACCTTAACGCATTTTGCGTTCTGCGCGATTGATTGCCAAGCGCACCATACCACTTGGCGCTTGGTTTGACCATTGGTCAAATTCAAGTCGATTTATGTATGGCAGATTGTTGGTTATCCAGAAGATATTGCGTGGCGCACTGGCTACAGATGTCGCTCCAGCAGCGATTGCATAAGCAGACGCGCCGCTTTCTTTTGGCGCTGCTATCCCCTTGCCAGCGTCCGAATTATACGACACTTCGCCCGATGCTGGTGCGCCAATGCTGCACTGCCAGTTCGCTCTTGCTCGACCTGTATCGACGGGCGTGTTCAAAACGATGTCAGACAATAAGTCCAAACATACCTTGCTGATAACTTGGTCGGCGTTCTTTTCCACCCGTTCAGCAAACGCTTTTATGTCCAGACTGAACGTGGTCATGCGAATGCCCGATAAGTAATGCTGACAGGGATGACAAAGCGGTCACCAGACATAAACGCTGGGTTCTGCGTCGTGCGCTGTATGGTCACTGTAACGCCGTCATAAACAAGCCTGTCGCCACGCTGGAAGGCAGCGGCAACATCGTCGGCAATCGAACGTGCTGGGCCTTTGTTGGCATCCGCAGGGGCATATACAAGCACTTGGTAAACGCCGCCAAATTCATCCGATGCCGCGCTTGATACGCCGACAGGGATTGTGTCACCGCTTAACAGGGTTTCGCTTAAATATATCTGCCCATTGGTGGGCGTGAATTTAGCATTCTCCCAATGTGTCGGCAATTCAAGCGTGTTCAATTGCGTGGCAAGTGCCGCGCTAATCTTGCTGTTAATCATCTAAAGCCTCCACGATTTGCACATCAATGGCGACCTTTTTACCATCATCCAGCCTGATTATATAGGCGATAACGTGGTTCTGGGTATCGTGAAGGACGCTATCCAAAATGCCAGAGTTCCATTGCGATGGAAAGAAAACCCTCTGGCCGATTGGTATCATCAATTTGACCTTAGCTGGCATATGTAAATCACATCCTCACCTGTTAGCCGAATGGGTTGCACATCCATGATGCGGTAAGTTGTGCCGTCTATGGTCGATAAGCAGCCCACAGCGGGGCGTGTGGCGATAAGTTCAAGGATAAGGCGCACATCACCCGCCTGTATCACTGTGCCATCAATATCGCGCTTGTGGTAAGCAGCGGGATAGCCCTTGCCCGTTATCGTCGTGCTTGTGTTCGTGCCGATGACCGCGCCAGTGATGGGGTCTGTCGCGTCATAAACAGGAAAGATGATGGACACCGCTTCGCCATATTTAGCAAGCAGCCGTGATGCTGTTTGCGCTTGGCTACTCATGTGCGGACAACCCGTGTTACACCGAAGCCGCTTTCCGATGAGGATAAAAGGTATGGCATGACCATGCGATTGACCAAGGGATAGCGTTGCGTTGGGTCTGAATAATCTTGGTATTCAATTTCGATTACATCAATCTTTTCGCGCTTCACCTTTTGGCCTTGGTCGGCAATCAGCGTATCACCAGCCGAAGCCCGTATCGCCATCTCGACGCAAGCGTTTACGACCTGTGGCGGCACAACATTGCTGGCGTAATTAAAGCCATCCACGACCACGTTATAGCGGGGCCATGACAATGCTTGCGTTTCCTTGACGCGATTGCCTTTCCAAGCATCGCGGTATGTGGCTTCCAGATAGTCGGTTGCCTTAACCAGCGATTGTTCTTTGATTGTTTGTGACAGGCTTGCCCAGCCCGTTATGCCACGGTCAGCAACATAGCCATCCGCAGCCGAAACGCTGGCATAGCTGTTAGCGTTAGAAAGCCCTGCACCTGTTTCGACCACGAATGCCATTTGTTACTCCTTGCGGCTTTTGCCAGTTTTCGCTTCTGGTTCTGCTTCTTCGGCAACAGGGGCTTCTTCAGCCACTGGCGCTTCTTCAACAGCTTCTTCAACGGCTGGTGTTTCTTCTACTGGCGCTTCTACCACTTCCACTACCTCTGGGGCAATGACGGCTTCAGCTTCAGCAGCATTTTCTTCTACATCCAATTTTTGGTGCAAAGGTGTGCCAGCGGGGGCAAAAATAGCATCAATGATTTTGTAACCCTCTGCTTGCAACTTAGCCTTACGCGCTGGGTTCATTGGATGCGGTTCGTAAATGATTTTAGCCATAAAATCCTCCAAAAAGGTTGGGGGCCGTCCTTCCGACCGACGGCCCCCGCTCTGTGCTTAATTAAGCAGCAGAACCAATCGCCATAACACCAGCGGTGTGCTTGATGGACGTTGCAACCTTGTCCCAGTTGGAACCAGTTGCAAGTTCAGCATCCGTTGGCGACTTGCCGCCATTGGTGATGTCCCAAGTGTAGCCCTTCAAAGCAACGCCAAAAGTGTAATCGACTTGCATCGTTGTTTCGATGCGGGTCTGACCGTTGTTGGTTTCGATGTTGCTGATTACGTCGCCGCCGTCATAAACAATTGCTGCGCTGTCTGCGAGGCCAAGAACACGGTTCTTGTTTGGTGTGCCGGAAACGAACAATGCAGGGGCGTCGGTCACGATGACAGGACGGCCAAGGATGTCCACAACTTGCACGTTTTGAGCAACAAACAACTGTGCGCCGTTGGTCAGGTTCTGACCGATAAGCTTGTGGTAGCTGTCGCCGTTCATGACGTTTGCAACGATGCTCGACGAATTGTCACCGAACAGAGCGTTTGCGCTGTTCATTGTGGCATAAGTGACAGCACCGCTGCCCGAAACGTCAACAGTCGTTGCAGCGCCTTGGTTGGCAATTGCAGCGGCAACTGCGGCAATCGCAGTGTTAAGCTGGTCAGCCATCAAAGCTTCAGCAAAGTTACGCGATGCAACTTCGATGCCTTCCGACGTTGGCTTCTGCAACCATGTAAGCTGCGAAGGCTCAAAGCGGATTGGGCCGAAACCACCAGCAACCTTTACGCCGTTAAGCTGAAGCTGGGTCAGGTCAGTTGCAGTTGCCGATGCTTGCGAAGCATAACGGTCAACACGACGCTGTGCGCTATGCACGGCAGCGAAGAAGCTTTCCTGATAGAAGTCGCCGTCGAAGCCAGTTGTGGTCAAACGGATTGCGCCGCCCGATGCTGCATTGAATTTCTCGACCATCTGGGCAAGAGTTTCGATGGTGGCTGGCATTACGTATTCGTTGAATACCTTCATTTGCGAAAGTGACATAATTCAAAATCCTTATTGTAGGTCAGGGAACATTTGTTTGATTGCATTTGTCCGCTGCGTCTTGTCACCACCAAGGTTGCCCTTCGGTAATGCAGGAGCGCCATTGCCTGTCCCGCCAGTGGCTCCACCACCAGAGTTCGCGGGTGCGGAAACGAAGTGCTTGCCTTCATCACCAGCGGCCCATTCAGCAATTGCTTCGGTCAGCGGTTTGTCACCCATAAGTGCGGAGTATTGACCGTTATCAGCCATCAACTTGGTTTGTGACTTCAGCATGGCCTTTGCTGCCGCCATAAATTCAGGTTTGATACCAGCCTTCAACATTGCATCGTTCAACCCGTTGTCGATTAAATAAGACTGAAGCGCACCATCCTTTTCGGTCAGGTTTGCTTGCAACTGTTCAATCGTCTTCGCGTTATCCTTTGCAACCTTGTCGAGTTGCGACTTAAGCGTTTCATTTTCAGTTTGAAGCGCCATAAAATCGTTTGGGTCTATCTCAACGCCCTTTGCTTTCGCTCTGGCAATTTTGACTTCCCTTAAAAGTTCAGCATTTTTGGCGTTCATTGCCTCCATCGCTTCTTCTAACTCTGCAATCCGTTCTTCACTCATAGATTTGTCCTCTGGACTTGGTTGCCCCACGGGGGCGGTTTATGCCGCAGCACAGCCTTGGCGTAACTTTTCTAATATCACGGTAAACAGCATATTACTATAGCCGCTTCAATTGCGCTAAAGTCAGCGGGTTGCCCCGTTGGTCGAGCAATTGGTTTAACGTAATCTTTCCGCTGCGCCAAAGTTCTGCACGGCCTTTGCCAAGCATCTTGTCTGCAAATTCGGGGGGTTTATTCTTCAGGAATTGGTCGAACGTCAGGTCGGCAGCAACATATCCATCCATGCTGGCACGGGTCGCGGGTTCCACCTTGTCTTTAATCTTGCCGCCCGTCAGTTCTTCAAATGACTTCGTGATGGGTATGAAGCTGCTTCGGCAGTTCCAATGCGCGGGTGGGCCACCATTCCAAGGGATTTTGTGACCGATGGGTTTGAAGTCTGGGTAACTCCATGTCTTGCCCGAACGTGCCATGCAAATTTCGCTGGTGCGGCCATCCAATGTGGAAACCCACTGCACCGCCTTAATGATGTTGGCGTTGGCTTCCAGCGATGCCAGCCTTGCGTCTTTCGCTACAGTCTGAACGGCTGTGCGGATAATCGCCATTGCATCGCGCCGTGCCTTGGCAAT